GGGATTTCACGGAACAAACGAGCTACTTTCAGCTCATTCATGATTTCTTTCTCGATGAGATTAGAAACTTCCTGATCGATGTCTGCTGCGTTAGTAGTATAATCGATACCAGCTTTTTCTTGAAGTTCTTGACCAAACTGAGTGTTCATACCTTTTTGAGTCATAACACCCAAAAGATGAGCCTTCATAAAGTCTTGGCCCCACTTAGAGATATCACCTTTAGAAGAACGATCAGTGAAAGACTTCTTGCTATTTTTCATAGCATCGATCTCTGCTGATTTCTCTTCCAACTCAGACTTATACTGCTTGAGTACTTCGTCAATTTTTGCGTCTTTTTCAGCTAGCTTAGCTTCAACGTCGGCCATAAGAGCTTCAACGCCAGTTTGTACGCCAGTTTTAACGCGGATTTCTTCGGCTTCAACAGCCTGTGCCTTTTCAACTTCTGCGTCGGCTACTGCCTTTGCTTCTGCTTCATCAGCTGCTTTTTGCTCGGCTTGCTTCATAGCAATCTTAGCAGCTGTATCTTCAGCTACCTTCTTTGCAAAAGCTTCCAAGTCGATGTTTTGATTTTCCATCTTGATCTCCTGATCTGCGGATTGAATATCCGCGCTTTGAGGTGTGTTGTCACTAGCTATTCCCGAAGTCTTAACTTCTTCCTTAGCCAGAGACTGACCTGCTAGATCTACACGATTTGTGAAAGTTTTTTTGAATTCTTCGTACTCTTCAGAAGAGTCAAAAGACTTCGCGAGCGAAAAAGTAGCTGATTGATTGCACGGTACAGATACTACTGATACCTCAAACAATTCAGCGTCCTTAATCATAAGTCCGTCGGTTTCCTTAATATAATCAGCATCCTTGACTCGGAAACCTACGGAAAAGGCCCCAAGAACACCGTCTTTAACTAGCTCTGCAACATTAGCGGGTGCTGACTTGCTAATCTTACATTCTAATTCCAACCCGTCAGGGCCAGACTTTAAACCCGTGGCTCGGCCAATTGGCTTGTCATAATCGTGATTAAACAAGATAATTGGATTTTTTTCAAAGTTCTTTAGTCCACCTTTCTGCCATGCCTCTGCTGAGATGGAATCACCCGCGCGATCAAAGTCAGCCGTGCTTGCCATCCCACGAATCATGACAGAACCATCGTCCTGCTCATGAGTCTTGAAAGTAGACGTCAGATTAAAGATTTTATTCATCATCTTTATCCTCTTTTACTGCTGGTTTAACAGCAGGCTTGACCGCAGCCTTAGGTGCAGGCGTAGGTGCTTTTGGTGGGACAGGTTTTGGCTTAGGAGGAGGATTTTCCTTCTTCTTAATTTCTGCCCACACTTCCGGAAGAGAGCTCTCCATAATACTTAACATACGAGTCCAACTTCCAAAAAAATTCAGTACAAGGCCTGCTCGAATAGGTGTGCGTGTTTCAATATGTTCGTACTCACGCTTAGTAAGTACTCTACCTTCTTCTAGCATTACCATTGATACTGCTTCGAGGACTTTGCCTCTTTTTCTTAAACTTCCCATTATTCCTCCGATTCTTCGACGGGGCGTCCGCCCTCGTCTGGGTTTACTGCTGAACCTGCTATATTTGCAGGAACTCTTATTTCTTCTGTGCCTTCAATGGCCTCGAAGCCTAGTCGTTCTCTTGCTTCTGCGGCTGTAATAATACCTCCATTTACTAGTGAGGTATAATATGCAGATGAGTCTCGTAATTCTGGCTGTAAAGCGGGAATATTGGTAATGTCCTCACTTAACTCAAAACCAAAAAATCTTTCGAGTCCATAATTAATTTTTCGAACTATAGGAAGTATAGTCTCCAAATAATATAGTCGCATATTTGGGCGAATGTTGGCGTTGTTACCAGAGTCCATCATAATAGGAGGGATTCCTAACGCCTTCAAAATAATCTTTTCATTTTCTGAAATTGCAGATTGAAAATCTAATTCTTTAAAATTTACATTTGAAATCTTATCAACTTCAATTCCACCATCTAAGATGAGAGGTCGTCGACCACCTGCATCTGGACGGTATCGAGCTTGCCAAGAAACCATCATTCGTTCTTTGATTTTCTCAGAAAGCGTATTAGGTGATTTAAGTACTAAACCTGGCACTGCTCCGTTCTTAAAGAAGTTGTCCTGAAAAGCTCGCATATTCTTCATAAGAATCATAGTACGCAATGCAGGCTTTAAACGGGGAACACCTCGATAGATTGAATGAAAAGAGTTTTCTTTAATATGAATGATTTCATTCGGTCTAAAAGTGATGTCATGCATTGTAAACTTTTCAATATAAGTTTCTCTGTCAGAGTGTATACGCACGTCAGTGGCAGGTAGATGATAGAGATGTGCTCCATCAAAATAAATAAAGATATTACCATCAATTAAAAGGTCAGTAATAAGATTACGTTTAAAACTATTAATATCTTGGTAAGGATTAGGGGACTTGTTAAGAAGAAGCTCTACTTTAGCTCTTTTAATACCGGGAACCTGTCCTTTGAAAGAGTTTTCTCTGGAAACTAAAGTATGAATCTCAGCTACATCATCAACGATCATATTTACGCCGCGATTAACGATTTCTAAGTCTTCATAGGCTTTTTCATAACTAAAACTCGGCTCTCTAGAGGAGTTAATGTCATTACCTAAATGAAGTTGTGCAGGATTTAACTTCTCCTCAACTTCTTCAGGTTTTGTACTAAAAATATTATACCATGCCATTATGTTTTTCTCTTTGAATCTCTACCCAGCGCATTTGTTTTTTCGCGGTACCTAGTCCAGGGTCTTTACCATAAATTGAGTGAAGTTTTAAATGATGAGTATGACATAGTGTTACTGTGTAGTCATACAGCTCAGCATGATGCTCTTCTATAAAGTCATCCCGAAGTGCTTGTATGTACTCGGGATTGTGTTTGTTCTTTGTTAACCATTGATTTAACAATGGTGTTAAACTGTAAAAGTGGTGAAAGTCAAGCTGCTCTGTCTCATCACAAATCTCGCAAGCGTTCCCTTTCTCATACTTGGATTTTGCCTTGTCTCGTACATACTTTACAACATCGCGTTTTAACTTAGGCATTTTCCATTTGTTCCTCAATTTTTATCTAAAGAATTATATCGACTTTGGGGTGACTTGTCAATAACTATTTTTCATTAGGTGTCGCTAGAAGGATACCTGTGCGGTTTGGAACGAATAAAGTGCGTACCTCAAACCATCTGCCATGTGCGAAGCCATGTTGTGCTTCGGCTTTTCCTTTATAAGATTAGGATTAGGATCCCATTGATAGGAATCTAAACATTTAAGGGATTCTTTACATTCTTGGTCGACATATAAATAATCATTATCAATAATTGCGGACACATGTCCTATACCATCTAATACAGACTTCTTAGCATTAATAGTACTAATATCATAGTTCTGTGCAAAATCAAAACGAGTCTGTTGTGCTGCTGAATCAATGTAGATGTAGTCAATGTCCCAGCGGTCAATAAGTTTTTGTATCTCTTCTGCGTGTTGCTCTGTTGTACGTTCGTTATTTAGATACTCGTCTACCAAGTAGTACATTTCATTTTCCCAATCATAAGCAATTACACACATTGCTGTTGGGTCTTTGAAACCTACGTCTAACCCCGCAAAGACGTCCATCTTTGAAGTATCTAACTGAGATAAATCTTTTACTTGAGTCTCAAAATTGAACTTCCATATCTGACCTTCGTAAGTATTAAAGTCAGCTTCGTACTCTTGCTTAAATTCTGCCTCTGACATAGACTTACGTGCTTCTGCTATGTCTGTCTCCGACATTCGAGGATTGTCTTGATAGGTGGCTCTTATACTGCACCACTCTGGGAACTCTTCTGAAAAGCCTCGATAGAAGAATTCAGAAAACCAATTGTTGCGACCCCGTGGCGTGGAAATAAAGAGCGCCTTAGAGTTTTCTTTATCTAGTGTTGGTCTGAGCGCCACGTTGAAGGCATCTTTTCCATCAGCGAGAGCAGCTTCGTCAAAAATAATAAGATCGTAAGAACGCCCAACACAAGAATCCACTTGATTAACTGATCCCATACGGACTGTAGACCCATTCGAGATTTCAATAACTTTATCTTTTGCATTGTCTTTTGTAACCTCTAGATCAAAATGTTTAATTAGGTTTCTTTGTAAGTCGAAAGAGATCTGAGACAAAGAATAGTTCGGGGACATAATAAGGATGTTAGAACCAGGCACTAAGGACACGAGCTGTCCAATAATGTTGGCAATGTAAGTTTTGCCTTGCCTACGGGAGACGGCGGCGGAGACAAAACGATATTTGGGGTTGTTAATCGCATTTATAATAGCTATTTGCGATGGCAACGGTTTGACATTCAATAGGTTTAAGTACGGTCCTATTGGAAGTTTTAAGAACTTTGCCTCAGATCCTAATTCAACTATTTCTCCAGAGATTATATCTCTTCGACTTACTTCTACTGCCATATCAATCTTCTTTTTTAACTAAAGTCCATATTCCATAGCCTAAACCTACCCAGGCTATCATTTTTGCTAATCCACCGAACAATATAACTGATCCGCAGATTCCAATAAGCATTGCACCATCCCAGGATGTGCGTTCTCCAATAAGTCTTTTTACTAAGTTCATATATGAGTTCCTCTCTTTTTGTGACCATTCCAAGCCACAAAGCCTGCCGCTGCTAGTGCCCAGTAAGCAAGATAGTTTAAAAACTTAAAACCATTTACTTCAATACAGATATCACGAAAAAGTTTATCTGCTTGACTTTGATCCATTCGACTTGTGTTCGTTCCATCTTTCTTTTTCAAACAAGCAAATTTATAAACATAGTCATGAACAAGGCCACCCATCAGTAGTACTCCGGTAGGAGATAGCCACATAGCTAAAAACTTTGGTACGGAGGCTCCATCAAATTCAAAACCTTTAGGAACTACATAATCTTCTCCGCCTAGCTTAAAATGAAAGTCATCACAAATTTCCCACTGTCGCACTCCCATTAACCAATGCCAGATACCTTTGAAAAAGCCTTTATCTTTTGTTGCGATAGGAAGAGGTTTCATGTGAGGCATTTCATCATATTCAAAACCTACACGATAAGCACCTTGTCCATCGAACTTAGTAAAGATAAAACCAATTACTACTAATACTGCGAATACTGTCCACTGCCAAAAAGTTACTGCTAAATCAAGTACCATTTCCATTATTTTTTCCCTGCATATGCATTGGCTCCAAAGAATGCGGAGACCAAGGCCGCGATAGCTACAAAGTAAGTGGGAGCAATATCACCAATTATTTTTGCGGCGCTATCCAGACCAAATAATGATGTGCAAAAAATGCCGAAAGGATAAAATAGCATTCCCCATAAGGAGAACCATGTCATCTTTCTCATTGCATCACGCTGTGCGTCTTGGTCTTCTAATTCTTTTCTACGAAACTCAAGATACATTTCTGTTTCGATGTCGGATACTTTTCCGTCACCATTTGTGTCTGCAGGATGAAACCCTTCTTTTTGCTCTGTCATTTACCTTGTCTCCTTCGCCTGTAGCAATCTACTTGTTGTTCCAAAGCTCGAACAGAACTTTGACTTTTTCTTTTAATACATCAATCTCAGAATGCATTTTTGCTAAAACAATAACCAGAGTAATAAAACCAATAAATATAGGCCAAGTCGCACTTGCAAACTCTACAAGACTCATTGTACTACCACTTCACTTTGTCCGCCCAGTATGCGGCACTCATCTTCCCTTTAGCAATGTTTTTGGCATGTCGTGCTTTAAAAGACGCCCTTTTCTTTTTCATTGCTGTAGACTCACCGGCCTTCGGCTTCCCTGCCGTTGAAGCTCCCTGCTGGCCGAAACGAATTGTTTTTATCTTACTACCAACTTTAGCTACTACGATATGGGACTTCTTAGCGTGTCCGGGAGTACGCTTAGGTTTGTTAAACCCCGCAACGCCTGCTCTTTTTAATCTTGAGTCTTTTTTCTTTGCTTTTCTTTTTGCTGGCATAATTTACCTCTTCCTTCGCTTCATAGTAGCTTTACGCTTCTTTTTTACAAAGGTCTTAACCATAGTAGGTTTGCCACCGGGATTGCCTGCTTTTCTTTTTCTACTTATTGCAGACTTTTTCTGAGCTGCAGTCATACGAGCTGCTTTTGCTTTTGGTACACATTTGGGGTATTTTCCTTTCTTTGCTTTGCTTCTCCCGCACTTGGCGTAACCACCTCCTTTCTTAGGACGAGAGATATCTACCCATTCTTCTTTAAACCATTTTGTTAAACTCATTTAAACATTCTCACTACTTTACTAAGTAGCATTTTTAATGCTGTGGTATAAGCCCAACCATATCCAAACCACCAATGAAATTGATGATTTAATTCAATTTTGTCTTTGCCGCCAAATTTACGAGTCCAATTATCTACATAATCCCCTTTGTACTTAAGTACAGCATGTGAGACTTTTCTTTTGTTAGGTCCTACTAAACAGATACCTGCTTGATGAGTAAGTAGCATCCACCACATTTTAAAGTGGCTTTCTCCGCATAATCTATAGAGAATTGATAAAGAGTAATCTTCACAGTCTCCTACAAACTTTCCAGAAGGGTTTTCAGAGTATATAATTTTCCATGCATCTGACATGCCAAACTGTTCACTATCGAGTCTATATTCCCATTTAGCAGTAAAGTCGGCGACAATCTTATCTCGCTTAGCTATTTCTTCTCTTGTCATTTCTTCACTCCCATACGGTATTTACCGCCTCGGCGTTTGTATTCTTTTACTAGAAACGCATTTGCATAAGCTGAAGGATAAACTTTAAACTTTCTTTTTACCTGAGCCTTTACCGCGGAATACAAACGTTTGTTTGTCGGTACTGGCTTCTTCTTCGCTACCTTCCTCTTTTTTCGTACTGCCATCTAAAGATTCCTCTACGGGAGCTATTTCTCCGCTTACGAAGTCCTCTGCTTCATTTTTTGTACTAAATTTCCCTAGTAGCTTATTTTGTTCATCAGATACGCACCAACGACCTCGCTTTTCAAAAATTTCCATTCTATTTACCTCGCTTTTTCTTGCCCTTGCCTTTACCTTTCTTGGCTGGACGACCGCGTTTTTTACCGTAAGTTCCTTTTCCTGCTGGCATAATGCTCTCCTACATTTTGGTGGCTAGAGTAACTAACACACCTGCTAGGAACATAATTACTGTTCCACCCATTAATAGCATACGAGACTCTATACGCAAAAGACCTTTTTCAACATCCTCTAGGCGTTGAAAACAGGTCTTCCATCGTTCCTCACATTGAACTTCGTGCATTGCTTGTCTTTTTTCTAGTTCATCAACTTGATCCGAAGTCCTTAAAAATCTTTCAATATTCTCATTCTGTGCCATTGAGTAATTTTTCCATCAGCTTACCGTAGTTACCTTGACCGAACGGCACTGATTCATTAATCTGCACATTAGTCTGGGTTTTGATATTGCTGCTTTCGGCTTTGGCGAGATCGGTTTGAGCTTTAATCTCGTCGATACGCATCTTATGAGCCATTTGTAGTAAATCCGCTAAATCTTTACTAGAATAGACACCAGACTCCTGGGCTTCTTCTAGTTTAGACGCTATCATTTCATCTAACAAGGAACCGATGTTATTTTTATTACGATAACCCATGTCTAAATACACAGTATCGATATACTTTTTTACTTCTCGCTTATTCAGGACTTCAACTACCTCTTGTTCAGGTACTTGTAGGTACTCGCATACACCGCGAATATTGCCGTATTGCAGATAACTATTCGCTATCTCCAGTCCCTCAGGAGAAATTGTGGTTAATTCTTTTGCCATGGTTCAAATTATACTCAGTTAGGGTTATTTTGTCAAGAAGTTTTTTTCTCAGGTATCGGATAACGGATTGTCTAGTGCTCTTTGTAGCTTTTTCTCTAGTCTTTCTTCTAATTCTTTTATTTCTCTACTGGTATCAGAACTAAGTGCGTCTCTTTTATTCTCAAAGCGTTCACTTGCGCTATCTATCATTTCTCTTACTTTTTCTTCTGAGGCACGTACTTTATCTTCTGCTCTATCTGCCTGTTTTTCGATGCGAAGTATGTCATCTCGCAATCCTGATTTAATATCTCGAGTATACTCTATGGCTTCGTCTAGTTTTGTTTCCATTACGTTATTTCGTGCTGCGATAGCGTCTACATCTATATTCTGTACTACTTCTCTCATATCTGTGTAGTCTTTGTAAAACTCGAATGCAGCCCAAGATGCACCTCCAAGAGTGGAGAGAGCAGTAAGAATAATGGCCATCTTGCCACCTTTAAATGTCATACCCGCAAATTCAAATTCTGCCATTATTAATCCTGTTCTTTAGCAAACTGCAAAGTTCTTAGGTTTGCAATTTCCTGCTTTAACTTAGCTACCTCCATCCTTTTCTTTTCAAGTTCTAATTGATAGAGAGTATTACAGTTAATTCTTTCTTTAGGTGCGCCAATTGGTATGTTAATACGCGCATAAACACCTACGTCATTTGTTCTTACTTGTGGATAATTCATGTCTCGCTGAGTTGAGGCAAAGGGACTACTATCATAGCCATTCTCAATAAAACCTACTACTCCGAACTCAACATTTGTTGATGAGCCTATTGCATTTTGACAATCTAAAGTACCTGATCTTATTCTATCAGATGCATAACTCTGAGGCGAGGAAGGCAGGTTCAGGTTAAGAGAACTTGAATCTGCCCATACTATCGAACTCAGAAGCATGAGTATTATAATTATAAAAAACTTCACAAAATCTCACTCTATTTTTGAACATATTCTCGAGGCTACTATAGAAGGATCCTTCACACTCTCTAGTATTTTTGACTTGGAACAAATATACTTAGCTTTTTTAACATCCGTTTTACTAATATAAATATTCACATACTTTCTTTCTTGGTAATCTATAGTAACTAGCTTACTTTCGGTTGCAAACTTTATAGGGTTCCAATCTTTATCAAAAACATTTAAAGAATAGTACCGAATTTCTTCTCTTGCATTAAAAAGCACCATCTCAGCTTTATATACTCCCAGTATATGAGACACCTCTAGTTTAGGATAAGTAGGAGTAAATTGGTGGGCATTTGCATACCCACTCAATAGACATAAAACCAGTACAATAAATTTCATTACTTAGCAATACACTCCGCTACAATAAGTGCTGTATAACTACCTGAGGGAAATGCTTTTCCAACTCCATATTTTGCTTCAGAAGTTACATTAAACCACACACTACCTGCTTTTACTAGGTCAAACTCTGTGGTGTGTCCATTATTATAGATAACTTTATCAGTATTAAATATAGACATTGCTGCATCCGACATTTGACCTGCAACAGTTGTACTTGTCCAGTCTACACTATCCGATAAAGATGGAGAAGCCGAGAAGTTGGTGGGAGTTGTAATTACCGCTTTGTATTTTGAAGCAGTAATAATGTCGTAACGGATAATTGGCATTACACCTCCATCCGCTGATTTAGTACTTAGCTCGTCTACTGTTGGGTTACCAAACATACCCGCAGTATCTGATTGAATTACACATTTGGATTCTATAAATCCATTAATTGGATAGTTTGCTTGAGCGGCTGTCGTCACTGCGAGTGCCGGAATTAAAAATAATAGTTTTTTCATAGTTTAGGTTCCTAAGTGCTGGGAGCACTCTTCGATAATTATTTATCGTACTGGTATTGCATCATTTCTTCATGCTTTTGTTGCTGTGCATAGTTTAAACGCTTGGCGTTCTTATTATTTGGTATCTGACTATCGGGAATCATAGGCATATCTTTGTACACCCCTCCATTTAACGAACCTGTATACGATACCGGTATATAGTTCATTGCAAACAAGGCTGCCTCTTGAGCAGCTGCTTGTCCGTCCATTGCTCCGCGATTAAGACCTCCGAGCATTTTTTCTAAATCTACTTTAACCTTTTTAATACGCATCTTACGTTCGTACTCTTCCTCTTCCTCTAGTTTTGCCTTCTTTTCCATTTCCGCTAGAACAAGTTCATCCTGTAAAGGATCGTTAAATTCTACTACGGGTATAAGATTTGGATCGTAAGGAATTACGTAACCGGGACAGCTTGGATCGGTTTGAGGGTCGAAACAAGGATCATACTGATAAGTATAAATTATAGAAGGGTCTAGTACAGTGCCTGTTCCTTCTACTTCGACCGAACCGTTGCCCCATCTTTCAAGAGGTATCGCTCCTACAGGAACGATTTTGTATATATTATTGCCTTCAAGCCCTGACCAATCATCCGTCTCACGAAAAATATAGCCATTACCTAAAGCATCTTCGTTTTGCACATGTACCAGCATATCGTCTTCGATATTTTTTACAGCAGTGTACCGATAAATAACACTTCCCACAGTAAGTCCAGCTTGCTGAGGTAAAACATTTTGCATGACCCAGTTATAGGCGTCTACCTTACTCTCGCTGTAGACTATCTCAGAGCAAGAGTAAGAGCAGTAGGCCAGCAACACCACCAAGAGCCCAACCTGTCTTTTTTGTAGTCTCATCCATCTTCCCTTTATCTTTGTCTTCTATGGGTTGAACCTCGACATGACTTTCCCAGCCTGCTTTTGCATCTGGCCCTATTAACCCGTCGTAGGGGCATGGTGTACCTGCCATCATCATGGCATCAAATACACGCTTGTCTTGACACATTACTGAAACTGCTGCTACCTTCATTCCCATATCATAAAGAGTTTTAGCATTCTTCAGCTTCTCACAGTTCATGTCTCTCATGGTAGTACCCATTGAGATACCAAGTATCTGTGTTTGCACCGCACCCGCAACGCCTACTGTACAAAGATCCGAGTTAGAAATATTCATCGTCGGAGTAATTGCCGAAGGTGGTGGCGACTTTAACGTAGTAGTTGTTGTACTGTTAATGTCACTTGTTGTTGTCGAGTCTGTTACTATTACGTCATCTGCTGGTTCGTCTTGAGCGTATAGGGACGAGCTACAAAGAAGCGTAAAGATAATAAATAATCTTTTCATGTAAAGCCTATTAATGTAAGTTGGTTCTTTTCCAGTTATTTTTACATTATACTTGAGGTGGCAAATTTTGTCAAGAACTATTTTTCTATGCTAAGAAAGATGGAGCTGTTGGCCAGCTAACACTGTGTTCATTTTCTGGATTATCTAGGGAATTTGTTATATTCCTTAATGCTGTTCTATACGTTTGTGCCTCACTCTTTTGGGCATCTGTAAGTGCGTTGTCAGGAAGCTGTGTCCAATCGGTGGAAGACAGTATTCTGTTTCTTAGGCCTCTTATATCTGCTAATACTGAAGCAGGGTCCCATACCCAACGAGAGTTTGGTATATCCCATGTAGCATAATTATTTATTCTTGTAGGTATTTCCACAAAAGAACTGTTGCTTTTATCATAACAGTAGTGCTCTATAAAGTAAGCAAAATCGCTACACCTTTCATCGTCGGGTACATCCTCCTGCATTAGTCTAATAGTTCTATATGCCCCATCTTCCGATAGGCCTATACCGCTTATCTCTCCTTGAGGAAACTGAAGCCCTATTATTCTTCCTGTAGCCTCTTCTACTGTCATTATTGAATGCATCATTGATTAGTTCTCCTATCTTAGTTCTGCTGACATTATTGTGCTAAAATTATTAAAATACATGGTTGAACCGTTAGGAGGCCCAAAAGACTCATCATTATAGTACCCATAAAATCGAGCTTGATTAGTCATCCATAAAATTGCTTGTACCTGCTCCTCTGCTAGATTAGTAGGTGCAAACATTGATGTAAACTCGCTATTTACATACCTTCTAGTAGTATCGTAATAGATCTGTCCTCCGTTTCCACTAACCGTTCTGGCTCCTTTTATGTTGGATATTGTAAAGGTATCATTAGAAAGAAAACGTCTACTATCTACAGCTACATCTCCGTTTGATGTTAGTATCTGTACCCCATAAGTATCTGAGCCTGAATAAGTAATTCCTGTCATATCTTTCACAACGAAATAGTCCATAGTAGCATCTGAAAGTGCGCCAATTGTTACCGAATTATTACTACTCGTATAAGTGAGGGTTGCTTTTTTAAAGGTTCTAATATTACCTGTTGAAAACTGACAACCATAAAGAGTGTTGGATATTGTAGCTCCTGAAGGAGGCTTTATAAATACCAAAGGTTTTAATCCTTGCGTATTTGTAAGATTTACAGAGGTAGCACTTCCTGTTGCAACAACTGTATAATTTATTAAGTCTTTACTACTGTCTGTAACTAGATAACTTCCGTTAGTATCTTCTCCTGTTACTTCTATTCCGTATGACATTTTATCCTATCCTCAATATTACGGTTTGTAGAGTTCTAGCACCGTTCTGTGTATTAGAAACTGTAATTGTACCGCCATTAGCCGAAGTTCTTGCATACCCATAACTAGCAGTGCTAGTACCGTATGCACTTGATAAAATTACTTCCACCTTTGCAGAATCTGTCGCATCTGCAATACCTGTGAAGCTATGGCTAGTGTTACCTTGATATATTCGACTATCATACACTTGTATACTAGTACATCTTAAGTTAGAGCCAAATACTACACTACTATTATCGGGTCCGAAGATCTCTACTCCATAACCCCCAGAGCCAGAGCCTCCAGACTGTCCTCCCCCTCCGGAACCTCCTGGAGTAGTAGAGGTATCATTTACTACAAAAGTATCGGAGTCTACTATAGTTCCGCTTTGACTACTAGTACGTACACGCGCTGTAACTGTTAGAGCACCTTCTGTAGTAGAATCTGCAGTTGGAGTTACGCTAAAACTTGCTGCTCCGCTGCTATTAGTAGTTACAGTTCCTGTCGTACTTCCTGTAAATTGTGTAGGAGATGTAACGGACCAATATAATGAAGTACCTGTCGAGACATTAGTAGTTGCAATATTGAAAGTTCCCGCAGAACCTTCGTTTATACTTGTAGGAGCTGTAAGGGTATACGTAGGTGTAGAGGTTGTTGTTTCCCAAGTTACTAGTTTATTTGCTCCTGTGGTTGTTCCAAAAGGGTTAGTGCTAATTGACGACCATGACCAGGTTCTAGTATTACCAGACACGCTAGAGCTTGCAGCGCTACGAGCAAAACTAGTTCCTGCTATTTTTAAAGTATCAAAAACAGTTGCAGAGGGAGCAGAAGAACTCCCTTTTATAGACATCTGAACAGACCCTCCCGAACTAGTAGCATAGCGAACGAGCTCACATACCGCTCCTGAAACAACGCTCGATAAAGAACTGTCTTGTGAACCTCCTGAAGTATTCGATAGCGTTCCATAGGTAAAACTAGTGCTAAAAAAGTACCCATATACAAAAGTGCCTATAGCTCCCACATTCACATATTTTGTCTGTAGTACTGCCATCAGTTACACCCAGACATCAAAAATCATGCCTTTCCGAAGAGGGGCAATAATTGAGTATTTCTTCCGCATGTAGTATCTCCGATTAGGTTTTGTAAACATCTCGCAATTATACAACAGCAGAAGAAAATTGTCAAGAATTTTTTTCAGAAGGTGTATCGGATTTCAGTCTCTAGTCCAGTCTTTTTAAAGTCATTGGTTGATTCAACCTTGCCTTTGATAGTGAATTTGTGCGCTTTAAACTTATATCCAACTTCGGCAGAATCCTTTCCTACTTCGCCATAAACTTTTTTAGCCTTATATCCGATTCGAACATAATTATCTTTGCTTTCTTGAATTCGTAAGTCGTACTTATTCTTGTACTCGATGTATGGGGCGGCGTGGGCGGTTGATGTGCAGACAAACATAATTATAAAAAATTTTTTTAACATGGCTTTTCCTCCAAGGACTTTGTGAAAGTGTTTCACGAGAGATATTATATCATAGTTTTGTTAAGATTTGATTAAGATTTTGTAAATTTTTGTTAACACCTTTTTGGTTTTTTGAAATTTACTTAAGTAGTACGTGTGGGGGAGCGCGGCCGGCCGCGATGAGAATGAGTCTCATTACCGCCCCCAAATGCGAATCATTCTCATTCGCATTCATGCTAACAAAAAAATAAAGGGGCGACCCAGGCGGTGCCTGACAGGTAAAAAAAGGGGCGACCCAGGCGGTGCCAGGCTATGCCGAAAAGTTATAAGAACGTGGATTCTTATGCGAAATCGGTATTGGACAATTTTGCGTTATTTGATATAATACTCGCATACCAACAAGGGGTTAGCTATGTTTGTTCAAGGTGAAATGGTTTTATTTTCTGATAGATATATGTCCGGTGAGGGTGTCGTTAGATATCACTCTGCTAGGACTGATAAGGTAATGATCGACACTCGCGAGGGTGAGACCGTTTACATCTCTGCACACTATGTAGATTCGGGGGAATAGCATGATTGATTTAACTTTTTTCGCTCTTCTAATTCTATTCATCGTTGCATGCATGGCGGCGCTAATGTCAATCGTTTTAGAGATTTATATCGGTGCGATTTTCTGCGTCGGTTACATGGTTGTAACAGGCTATGCAATGCAAATAATTGCAGATTTATTTTACAAATAGGGTTGACAATGCTCGCTTTATTTGAGACAATACATTCATGGATTGGGGGATTGGCTCCCGACCAAATAACTAAAAAGGTACTTAATATGTCCAATGTAAACTACACGCCAGAAATGGTAAAAATACTCGAGCAAAATGCTCCTGTCGATTATGCTAAGGCGCAAGACTTAGCCAAACAGTTAGATCGGGGAGTCCGTTCTATCATCGCAAAATGCAAGCGCGAGGGTATCGAATACATATCCAAGCCCGCACCTGCTAAGAAAAAAGCAGCGGCAACTAAGGTCGAGCTTGTAGCGGCTATCGCTAAGGCGATTGATTGCGACACTGATAGCCTGTCAGGATTGGAAAAATCCACAGGTATCGCGCTCTCGAATCTATTGATGAACATATCATGATCGAGGCTATCGGGTGGATCGGCGCGGCTGTAATGGTCGCGGCATCTTTCAACATGGCGAGGCCTTTAGGCCTCAAGATGGCGATTGTCGGGTTATCACTGCTAACTATACAGGCATATTCATCAGACACATATAACTTGATTGTGTTGAATTTGTCCAGTATAATAGGCTTCACATTATCACTAATGAGGAAAGGAAAATGAACTTTATATTTGACTTAGACCATACGGTCATCGACTCAAGCCATCGTCAATTGACGCGACCTGACGGCTCGCTTGATCTTGACGCATGGCGCGACAACTGCACTGCTGAAATGATTAGCCGCGATAAACTGCTACCGCTTGCTAACGTGATGCGCTCGGTATTCGCTAACGGTCACACTGTGATCATATGCACGGCTCGGGTTATGTCATCGCATGATATCGCTTTTTTGAAAGCTAACAATCTGCGATACAATGCGCTACTGTCACGCGCTGATGGTGACGATACGCCAGATGCACAACTCAAAAAAGCGCTGTTATTCTGGTACTTTAAGCATATCCCTGTCGCACGATGGGCAAAAAGAACGGTATTCTTTGATGATAATCAATCGGTGCTTGACATGGCCGACGAACTCGGTATAATTACCCGAAACGCTATACAACTTAATCAGAAACTTGGAGCATAGAAAATGAGGCATTTTTATTTGATCGTAGACACTGAAACAACGCAACGCGGAACCGTTGCCGATTTTGGTGCGGTACTAATCACTAAACAAGGCGAGATCGTCGAGCGATTTGGTGCAATGGTTTTGAATCACTTTGGTTCTCTTCCCTTGTTTGCGGATGCTACCGCTCCCGATTCTTCGCTATGGTCTGCACAATCTGCAAAGCGTCGAGAAAAGGACTACTATTCTATGCTCGAATCTGGCGAGCGTTCGATTTCAAGCGTAGGATTAATCAATCAATGGCTTGCGGGTATCAATGCCCGATATGCTCCCGTCTTGACTGCTTACAATATCGCTTTTGATCTGGGCAAATGCCGCAATACTCGCATTGATCTGGGCATTTTCGCTCAATCGTTTTGCTTGATGAAAGCGGCAAAGCGTCAAATAGGTACGCTTGCGGAATATCACGAATTCTGCAACGCTAACGATTTTCTAACGGCGAAACTCCGCAAGCCTTCAATGACTGCGGATACTATGGCTAAATTTATTTTTGGCTTGTCAC